GTTTTACAACTATCACAGTGTCCGCATATCACAATTAACATTACGAAGAATCAAAATTCAGCTATCAAGCTGCCTTGGATTTCCCCGTATACCCATCGAAATCTTGTAACTGGGGTTGGTCGAAATGGTACTTTAGTACTATCTCGCTTGACTCCGAGTGCTGGAGGTGTTGTCAGTTATCAGATGTACGCCAGGTTTGTTGATATTTCAATTGAATATCCAACTGGTATGCTTCTGTCTGATGAACTTGTAGCATTACAGGATGAGAGACGTGAAAGGGAAGAAAAGGCAAATATGATGGAGGAATTGGCTTTACTTCGAATGAAAGTTAATCGTATAACCCCCGAAATCCATACGCAAGGTTTGTCAGAGGCTTCAAAGTTCCTATCTTCAGGAGTTTTGTCTCAGACAGCTTCGGCCGTTTCTGGTGTTGCGAATATGTTGTCTGGAATACCTGTGATTGGGAACATAGCTTCCGCTGTGTCTCCGATTGCTGGTGCTCTAGCCAACGTGTTTTCATCATTTGGATGGTCGAAACCTGTTAATGATAAACCACCGCACCAGTTGAAAATTCAACCTGGGGCGTCATCCATCACTGCTGATGGTGTATTCAATGGACATGAAATCACGTTCTGCACAGGTAATACTGTAAAGACTGATAACGGTTCTTTTGGATCACAATTAGACGAGATGGATATAGATTACATCATGCGTTCACCGAATACTATTGACATATTCCCCATTTCGACAGAAATGTTGCCAGGTACTGTTTTGGCAAGATATCCCATTGATTTATGTAAATGGAACCAGTTGGAAACAACAGGTCCCTATTACGATCGAAGGTTTTTCTTGACTCATCAGACCATGGTTGCACATCTGTTTAGATGGTGGATGGCCACTTGTATTTTTGATTTCGAGGCTTATATGACTAAATTTCACAATGTGCGCTTACGATTCACAGTTATTCCTGGAGCAACAGACAGTACAGATTTGAGCACTGTCACAATCGATGATAACAATTCAACAGTTATCGTCTTTGGTGACACTGTTACATATCAGGCGGTCTGTCCAGAAGTTTCTGCGACACCTTTCTTGAAAGTAAGAGGGGTTGAGGGTAATTTGACACCATTTAATGATCAAACAGTAACAACTATTGGTCAATTGGTAGTCTTCCTGGAGGTGCCTCTCAAGGCAACTTCAGACGTAGCACCAAATACAGTCTATGTTGAAACTAAATTTCATGCACAGAACGTACGCTTTGGTGTGCCCTCTCAAGTAAGAGCATATGCCGTTAACAATCTGACTCCTCTTGAAATTGAAGAAGATGAAGAAGTAATCATAAGAACACAAGGTCTTTCATCAGCCGCCTTATATTCTGAGGGCCATTTACCTGGCCGTTCGGATGTAATGGAGACTGGTACAACACCAGGTGTGAATTCTGATGGACCAAAACCTAATGGAGGCATTTTACATGCGACGTTCGGAGAGATGGTAAAGAGTTTGAAACAAATCATGTTGGGTTTTCAATACTTTGGTTATTTTAATAATGCCACAAGTAGTGTGAACCCAATATTGGTTGATGTTGGCACGTCTAGTTTGACTATGGCCGGTTTGTTTGTGAACAAACCTACAAACTACGATATCATTGACACTCTGATGTCTATGTATGCGTTCTATAAGGGTGGTTTTCATTTGAGAATTCTGCGACAGGAAGAGTCGGCTAGGAACTTTTGGGTCTATTTGTCCCAACAGGCCTTCTTGGCTCCAACTCGAATAAGCCTTTCTCCTACAGATCAGATTATAAATGGAATTCCGTTTACACGTGAAATTCCAGTTATACCTTTTCTGGAGGGAGTTATGGATGTTCGAGTTCCCTATTGGCAGGGTACTCACATGGTTAGAGTTCCTTATGATTCTGCTCAATCTTTGGATTACCTTGAGCGGACTCCGATTGTTGTCGGTATCGGTCAGATGGGCTATGGCTCGGATACTAAAGAAACATTCAATTTATCGTTCCAACGTTCTGTTGCTGATGATTTTTGTATGGGTTTTCTGTATGCGATCCCGCCTATCCAACTGAGATATAATGTTTTGTGATACCTCTTCTTAATGAGGGCGCTCTCTTCAAGGGCGTTTAATTTTAATAGATTTTAATGGTCACTCTATTTTACCAATAGAGTCCTATCTGGGGGAGGTATCCAGAAGGTTCAGTTAAAATCTTTAAGAAGAGTTATTCTGGTAAGGTTTTAAAGCTACCTGGTTTGTCATCTTAAATGGCGAATCAGCTTTTCATTTAAAAAAAAA